CTTGACCCCATACTTCAGGTACAAATTCTTGTCCTACTGAGTCAGCTGCAGCAGCAGATGCACCACCTTGCAGCATATTAATATCTAATGGATCACTTATGTTTGCCATTTATAAAACCTTCTCTTTCTATTTTTTAGCAAAAGATTTTACGATGTCTTTCCAATTTCTTTCTTTGTCTTGTTTTGACATTTTATGCCAATCATCAGACACAGGCTTTCCTTTAACAGTACCTCTAACACTTGGTTCTGTAGGAGTTACAGATTTTAGCTCTGACACCATAAACTCTAATACTTCTAAGTCTTTGTTTTTGAATTGTTCACGCTTATCTTCAGGTAACTCAAGTAACAAATCAGATTTTCTCTTATCTATAATAGCTGTGTATTTTTCTTTATACGAAGATAAAGATTCATTTTCAGTTTCTAACTTTTCAGCTAGAGTCTTAAACTCTTCTTTTTCTTTTAGCTTTTTATTTTCTTGAGCTTCTAATTGTTTTGTTATTTCAGCTAACTTATTTTCAGCTTCTTGAGCTCTTTTTCTATACTTCTTGCTTTCTGCTATGTACTCATTCTGAGCTGGTTCTTGAGTTACATTCTCTGTACCATTATCCACTACTGTTTCATTTGATACTGTTTTTTCTTCAGTCATACTGACTCCTATATATTGTATATTTGTTGTTTCAAAATACTATATCTTGCTTTTTCCATACATTGTAACTTAACTTATAAAGGTAGAAATATGCAAGATTTAAATAATTACAAAAAAAAATGGTTTGATTATTTAGGTTACAAACCTCATGCAGGACAAGATAAATTGCACTTTCCTACTAAAGAATCTGCAAGGTTTTTTGTTATGGTTTGTGGGAGGAGATTTGGAAAGACAACTGCAAGTGCTATGGAAGCGACATTTTATGCCTCCCAGCCTAATAAAAGAATTTGGTTAGTAGGCTTATCATACGATAAAGCTGACCTTATGTTCCGAGAAATATGGCAACTTATGGTTATAGGACGTTCTAATGATGTAATTAAAGCTTCTGAAAAAGAAAGATATATTAAGTTTAAATGGGGAACTACTGTTGAAGCTAAATCAGCAGACAACCCTGATTCACTTGTAGGTGAAGGTTTAGACCTGCTGATAATAGATGAAGCTGCCAAAGTAAAGCCAAGAATATGGGATATGTATTTATCACCTACTTTATCAGATAGAAAAGGTAAAGGTATATTTATATCAACACCTGAAGGGTTTAATTGGTTATATGATTTATTTTTATTGGGAAAAAGTGATGAACTTTGGGAATCACATCAAGCACCATCTTGGGATAACCAATATTCATTTCCAAAAGGTCAAAGTGATCAATTCCTTATTGAGAGAAAAAGGAATATGTCTAAAGAACTTTTTGACCAAGAGTACGGAGCACAATTTACATCGTTTGAAGGTAGGGTTTATCCTTTTGATAGGAATATTGATGTCGGCTACTATCCTTACAATCCACATCTTCCTACTTTTTGTAGTATTGATTTTGGGTACAGGATGCCTTCTGTGGGATGGTATCAAACCTACCGAGTAAATGGTGAATGGCATATAAACATGATAGATGAAATAATACATCAAACAAATATGAAAACAGATGAACTTGTACAAATGATTAAGAGTAAACCATATAGAGTAGGTAGATACTATGGTGACCCTGCTGGTTTACAAGCATCAAGTCAATCAGGTGTAGGAGATATAGAAATTTTTAGAAAAATGGGTATCGTAGTAAACACAATAACAGACAAAGCATCGAGAAGTATATCTGCTGGTATAAACCATGTAAGAAGCTTTATTGAAAATGCTAATGGTGAAAGATACTTACATTTAAATAGCAATTGTATGGGTATGGCAGAAGATTTAGAAAGTTATAGGTATCCTGAAGTAGTAGAAGGAAAAGATTTAAAACCTGAACCATTAAAAGATGGTTACCATGATCATGGATGTGATCAATTAAGATATTTTTTTATTAACCATTTTCCAATTAAAAACAGAGAAATTAAAGTGAGGAAGAGATAATGTATTCAGAGGCTGATGTAATAAAAGAGAGTTTAAAGAATTTAAAAGTATATAATCATAAAGAAAGAGAAGGTTATGTAAATAAACTTCTAGATTATTATAATGGAAATGCAACATTCCAATATATATCATCGAGATTTGATTTGGAAGCATTTAGCGAAGTTCCTCCATATGAAGCGAACATAACTAAAAAGTTTATAAATAAAATGTCAAGAATCTATACAGTAGGTGCAGACAGAAACATAAATAATAGATATTCTGATTTAACTGCACTTAAAGACTCTAAAATGAAGCACATAGAAAGAATGACACGTTTAATTGGAAGTATAGCAACTAGAATTATGTATATTGATGGTGAAATGCCTTACTTTGATTATCAGCCTATATTTTATTTTCACCCTTTCTTTGATGATGACCCATTTAGACCAGTAGCTATATCATATCCATTAATGAATTATAGTGAAGATGCATCAAATGACAATGGTTTACAATATATACATTGGAATGATGTAGAATATGTTATATTTGACGAAGAAGGTGATATTTTAGAGCAAAAAGAGCATAATTTAGGTGTTTTACCATTTGTATTTACACATAGAGAGCATCAATGTGATTCTTTCTTTGTAGAAGGTGCAAATGACATAATGAACGCTAACGAACACATAAATATAACCATGACTGAGATGCAACTTGGTTTAAGGTTTCAAATGTTTGGTCAGCCAGTAGTTACAGGTGCAGATTTAGGAAATAGACAAAGATTTGGCTCAGATGTCATATTAGAGCTTCCTGAGGCAGCTGATTATGATATAAAATCACCATCAGGAGATATTGAGAAAGTTATAGAGAATGTTAAGTTCCAAATGGAGCTTGTAGCACAAAATAACCACCTATATGTACAATTTGCACAAGATGGTGGTGAAACTCCTAGTGGTATAGCCTTAAAAATTAAAGATTTAGAAAGATTTGAAGATTACCAAGATGATTTAGCACTTTGGACACAATATGAGTACCAAATGTATAATATTGAAAGAAATATTGCAAAATCTAGGAACATTAGCCTACCTAACAAGTTAAAGTTAGATTTTAACGAACCTGACTACCCAATGACAATCCAGGATCAAATTCTTTTGGATAATCATAGATTACAATTAAATTTAATATCAGAAGCAGAGCTTTTAGTAGAGTATAATAAAGATTTAACAATACAGGAAGCAGAGAAGAAAATTGCCAACAATAGACAAAAAAACAAAAAACAGTCAATCTTTAGTCAAGCTCGTGAGCAGGTTGAAACAACTCAAGGACTTCAAACCGAAGCTACCGAAGAGTAAAATTGAAGATATAATTGACAATCCTGAAGAGTGGGCAGAAGAGTTTGCTCAATTTGTACTAGAAACTGAAGGTAAAAGAATATTAGAAGCAAGAAGATTTGGTGAAAGATTCGCTAAATCATTATTAGAGGATAAAGATGCCATCATTTAAAGATGCAATACACAATAAAAGTGGTTTATCAATAGATATAAGGTTTGACTTAAAACCATTAGTTGAAGCATTAGAAAAAGCACCTGATGATTTCTTTTTTCAACAAGAATTAGAACCATATTTTTTAAGAGCTGTTGAAAAAGGAGCTAAAGCTAAGATTAAAAAAGGCAAAGCTGGAAGACAGCTTAAACCATCTACTAAAGAAATAAGAATTAAAAGAGGACAACAGCCTGGACCACCACTATTAGCATCAGGAAAACTATTTAAGAGTATTGAAGCAAGAAAAGATGGTTTATATGCTGTAGATTATGCTCAACATCATTTAGATGGGTATACTGTAAAGAAAAAAAGTAGTGAATTTACAAGATTTTGGAAAAAAGACCATAGAGTACCAAGACGTAACTTCTTACCTACTAAAGAAAAGCTAGATATTGGTAAAGGACAAAAATTGTTAGTTAACAAAATAAACCGACTTATAAAAAGGAAGTAGAAAGAGATGGCAGATGAAGAAAGAATTGACCAAGAAGAACTTAACGAAGAAGAACAAGCAATCTTTAGATGGACAGCCTTCCAACTCTCTTTCGCAATTGATGCTTTTACTCAAGAGCTTAGAAGTGAGATTAGAAAGCTTAGAGCTTCAGGCATTAGCAATGCTGAAATTGGCAGAGTCCTTGCAGACGATCTTGCCTCAGGAGGAAGAATCTTCGGAAGATATAGAAATTCTCTTCAACGAGGAATTGTATCAGGAATTATGCAAGGTCATAGGGTCGGACAAGATAAAGTTTATGGCGATAGCATAAAATTAAGATGGGTAAGTGTTGGTTCAACAAACATTTGTCCTGATTGTGAAAAAAGAATAGGAAGAGTTGAAGAATGGGATATATGGGAAAGTCTAGGTTTACCAGCAACAGGTTTTTCGGTTTGTAAAGAATATTGTTACTGCCAGTTAATCCCAGTTAAATATCCAATACAAAACAGAATATTAGTATAATGGAACAATATGGAAAAAGAATTAGAATCAGTAGCTCAGGAGTTTTTGGGCAATTATGGATGGATGTTTATCGCTGGTATTGCTTTATTTACTTTTCGTTCAGCAATAGAAGGTATAGTTGAAGGATTAAAAGTTTTTGTAGGTAAAGATTTAAATACAGATGATGTAATAACTATAGATGACAGACCAGCAAGAGTAGTTAGAGTAGGAATATTTAAAACTACTTTTTTTGTCTATAATATTGGATGTGCTAAAGGAAAACCTTTTGTAAAAGGTGGTGCTAAAATGCAAATACAAAATAGTGTACTTAAAAACCATAAAATTGAAAAGCCACTTCCTATGTTAGATTTAAGTAAATGGGAAGAAGAATGTGAGAACGAAAATGAATAAACAAACTAAAAAAATGACAATAGTAACACCTCTAGGTAGTCTTGAAAGTGATTCAGGTAGTCATTTAGTAGATGTAATAACAGTACTAGGCGTTATCTTAGCGTTTGTGATACTTAAAAAAGTAGTAAGTAAATACGTTAAATAGATTCAGCAGCTACTATTTTATCTTGCCACTCTTTCCTTTGTCCTGGAGTAGGTCTTTTAGACTTTAAAGGTTCTATACCAACAGCTTTAGCTCTCTTACGCCAATTATACCATTCTTTCTGCTTTCTATTGTATTCTTGACGCTTAATCTCATCCTTAATAGTCTTATCAAGCTTTTTCTTTTCTTTCTTAGACCTATCTATTTGACTCTCAGTATTTCTAACTGGTAATTCACTCTCTATAGGTATCTCCTGGATCATCTCAACAACTTCATCATCCTCAACAATCTCTGCATCCTCAATATGGTCCACTTTCTTTAAAAACTTCTCAAAAGGACTATCTATAGTCACATTAACATTCTTAACAAGTTTACCACTATGCTCTAAGACTAACCTACCTGCTTGTACATTACCAGCCTGTGCTTCTCTTACCATAGCCATAAGAACACTAGGTAATTGACCTCCAAACTCTACCATATACCTATCATATATAGCTTCAATGAAATTTACGTTCTTTCGCCACTTATATATAGTTTCTATAGGTACATTACACTTATCTGCTACCTGCTGTGCTTGTATATTAGGCTGTGAAGCATAAAGATCAATAGCCATATCTTGTGCTGGGTTTTTAATTATATTGCTCATATGGTATAATTTAACGCTTTTCAAAGTTCTTTTCAAACTTTTTATATTTGCCTGAATATTCAAAGTTATTATGCTAATTTTGTGTGGAATGTGAACCGACCCAAGCAAGAAT